AACCTAAACCAAAACCAAAACAAGAACCTGTGGTTCACCCCATACCAAAAGACCAAATTGAACAATGGCTGATAAAAGCAAGAGACGATTTGATTCATGACAAAGGATTGCCCGAAAAAGGCTTGCTACCGTTCATGATCGCCCACCATGCCGAGGCGTTGTATAATAAGGAGTTGCAAGATGCACGTTAAAGAAATAATGAAGTTATTGAATAAAGCCAAGCGCATTTGTGACGAAGACGAATTTGAGCGGGTGTTTTATGAACTTTTTGGGTGGCGTGATTATCAACACAAAATTAAAAGCGCACAAATTGCACTCGATCATATTGAGTTTGAAAAACTCATGGAAGAGAATAAAAAGATAGACTATTTTATGGATTATGATGCGCTGGAGGGGTTAAGTGCTAAGGAGATGCTGCAAAGAATAGCGAAGCACGAAGAAGACATAGCGCGTTATGAACGTAATGAAAAACGTATACACAAACTACTGGGGGTTTGACATGGCTGACACATCACCTGCGGCTTACCGCCGCCGCGAATTGGGATTGATCCATCAAGCTAAGGCTGCGCTGAAGCTGGATGATGACGATTACCGCGACATGCTGGAACGGCTGTGTGGTGTGCGTTCAGCCGCCGACTTGGACAGTCGTGGACGGTTTAAAGTGATCGCCGAGTTGGAGCGCATGGGTTATAAACCCAAAGCGCGCCGTAACTATGGGCGTAAACCTGCTGTAAACGGCGATAAAACGGCATTAATGAACAAGATTGAAGCACAGCTAGCCGATGCTAAACTACCGTGGGCGTATGCCGAGGCGATTGCCAAGCGCGTGTGCAAGGTGGACAAATTGGCGTGGTGCAATACCGCGCAACTGCGCAAGGTGGTGGCTGCGTTGAACTATCGGGCGAAACGCACATGAGCAGCGTACGTAAAAACGCTATGGATTGCGATTTGCCAGAGCTGCTGGATTTGGCGCAAGAGCTGCCCAGCGATTATTCGTGGTTGCAATCGTTGGCAGAGCTGGTGGATGTGCTGCGTGAAGATGCCATACAGCGCGGTAAAAAAGCGGCAGTAGCAGAAGCCGAGGCAAAGCGCATCGTTATATTGATCGCGCACTATTGGGGTGGTCGTTCGGTTTATTTACCGCGTAACGACAAATTGCGCCAAGCCCTGCGTAATATACAGATTTACCACCAGTTTGATGGCTCAAACGTCAAGCAACTGGCAGCGCGGTATCGGTTGACGGATGTTTCTATCTACACGATCATCAAAGAGCAGCGGGCGATACGCAAGGCGAAACAGCCTGCGTTGTTTGGTAGGTAGTTGGTAGTTGGCAGTTGTTCGTTGGCAGTGGTGCGCAAGTGCCCCTTACGCATCTGCCCTCTGCTCTTTGATACGGTGGGGAAGTTCATACACCTGTTCGGCAATCATGGTGACCAGCGCAATGGCTTCTTCCACCTGTTTTGCGCTGGGGCGTGTGCCTTCGTGTAGGGCTGCATTGCCTTGGTCGCGTACATGGTGGGCAAGTTCACACAAGGGCTTGGTGATGATGTTGTTTTGTTGCATTTTTTCTAAGCGGTCAAAAAGGTTGCTGCGGTCGGCTTCGTCCAGCTTCAGTTGCTCTTTGCTGATCAGGTCAAGAATGCAACGGCAAGCGGCGGCGGCGTGTTTGCTGTTAGCGGCAACTTCAAAAAGGTCATTAAAGGCAGTCGCCACGGCTTCTGGCAGTCCTTGGGGAATGCGTAACAGTGCCACTTCGTGCCAGTGAAAGTTGCTGCAAACCTTGCCGAGGTCGCAGCCGTAACCGTCGCCGTTGATGGTGCGCATTTGCTGTTGCTGCAAGCTTACTGGCAGGTGGCTGGCGGTCGCAGTCACCACTTGCAAGCGGTTTAATTGTGGCTCCAGCAAGTGGCTGTTAAAGCTGGCAAACAAGGCACTGCGGCAATTTGAGCAGCAAAAGATACCACGCCAGCGGTTGTTTACCTGCTGCCACCCTTGCGTGTTTGGTGCGATATTGCTCAGTTCGGTCACCATGGCCGCATGCAGCAGTGAAAATTTGGTAATAGCCCGACAGTTCGGGCATGGTTGATGATCAATATAATGGAGATAAGGCATGACACATGAATCCTCTTTAGACGTAGTAATAGAACAAGTAATTTCTACGCGCTGTGCTATTGACAATCGCGTAATCATAGCAGCGATAGCAGAACAATACGGCTATAGTCTGGTATTGGCAAAATTGACCCGATTGGCAGAGGTGCAGACGTTGCTATTACAGCAAGAACGCCAGCAACGTAAGATTGCCGATGCCAAGCTACAAGCATTGCTGGGGTAGCGTTGTTTGGGTCGGGTAGGTTGTGGACAAGTAACCCACAACCACCGAAGCCGATAAAAAAAAGCCACCCTTAGCGGTGGCTTTTTTCGCTAAACGCTTCAATCTGTTGGTGCTTTTATGCTTGTTAGCGTTCGCCTTGTAAGGAGGCGTAACATGCAGATTACCGAACACTTCACCCTTGCCGAACTCACGCGTAGCCAAATTGCAGCGCGGCGCGGCATCATCAATCAACCCAACCCACGTCAAAAGGCGAATCTTCGCCGTTTGTGCGAATCGGTACTGGAGCCACTGCGCGAAGCGTTGGCGCGACCTGTTCACGTTAATAGCGGCTTCCGCTGCCGCAAACTCAACGCTGCCATTGGTGGCTCGCCACGCTCTGCCCATATGGATGGCTGCGCGGGGGATATTACCGTGCCTGGCATGACCTCCCGCGAGGTTGCCAAAGCCATCGCATCGTTGGACTTGCCCATTGATACCTTGATTATGGAGTTTGACCAGTGGGTGCATGTGGCAGTTGCCAAAGACGGCAAGCCACGCGACCGCCATTTGATCGCTCGCTATGACCGCGCTACGGGCGAAAGCGAATACATCCCCACACGGTTTTGTTGATATGATGAATCAATCTAGCTCTGTATTCAACACCATCATTTTTCCACTGATCGTTAAAACCTGCAAAGCATTTTTATTGTTTGTGCTGGCTGTGATGCTGGTGCTGCTGCTTGCGCCGATTGTGATGCCCTTACGCATCGCCTGGCTAACGGCAACAAGCCGAAAAATGGAAGCCATCGCCGATTACTTTATGGCCATGGCCATTGGCATGGATCAGTTCGGCGGCTCGGTGCTCTATGGTACAGAAGACTTCACCGTAAGCGCATGGACGTACAAGTTGGCCACTGAAGACGGCTACAAATCTGCCCGCGCATTACGATGTTTTATCGACCTGCTGTTTGGGCGCATGCATTGCTATAACGCATTCATGAATGAAATCGTATTGATGGAACAATGGCAGGACGAATTGGAACAACTCAAAAACAAGGCAGGTGAAGCGTGAATATTACACTACTGGTGATCTATACATTATTGAGCATGGGCATGGCGGTAGGCGTATCATACGGCGGTCATATGCTCTACATAAACCATAATGCGAGCTTTGATAGCGCAGGTGGTCAAAAGGAACTTTTTGGCATTGTGCTGACAAGCGTATGCACCGTGCTACTCCTGTTGTTTGGTAGCACAGCTTGGGCGTTTTGGCGCGTTGTACAGCATGCTGCTTAGCCCTCTGCTGGGTCGTTTTGGTGTTTACCTATTGCTAGCCATTGCACTTGCCAGTGGCGGTGCTTTTGCCTGGCATAAATACAATAGCGCGCTGGATGCGGCACAGCAATATCAAACACAGCTACAGCAGGCAGCGCAGGATATTGCTGTAGCAAAATCAAACACAGAGGCGATTGCTCATGAATACAAAACGCAGCAACAGGAATACACAGCAGCCCGCAAGAACTGGCAGAAGCAACAAGCAACGGCTGGCAAAAGGCTGCGTAAACTCCGTGAACAAGCGGTGCAATTTGCATCTACGACTACTACCAAAACTCATGTTGTTGACGCTGCTATCAACAAGCGGCTGTGCGACATTTTCGGGCGAATCTCAGGCACGCCAGTGTGCGGAGCAACCGATCCATATTCAGCAAGCCCGACCATTGCCGCCGCGTCCGCTAATGTCGCCCGTTACTGTTTTGCTGATTCGACCAGTGCAGCAACCATGATGGACAATTTGGAACGTGTCGCAACGTATATTGAATCGGTGGAGGGGATGGAGTGATTGAAGTTAAAACATTGATTGAGTTAATCAGCCTGCTATTAACCACCTGTGCCATTGCTTTTACGGGCTTCCGCTGGATGTCGGCACGGTTGGATGCCACATTGCTGATGTGGCGTGATGAACTGCAAAAACAGCACCACGAACTGCATGACAAGCACGACTTGTTACGGCGCGATATGGAGCAATTACAACGTGATTTGCCGCTGCAATATTACCGCCGCGAAGAGCAAATACGGCAAGACGCGCTGATTAACACCAAACTGGATGCCTTGGCTTCGCGGCTGGAGCGTTACAACGAAGCGACCAAGCAGCGCATTATTTGCTATGGGCAAGATAAGGAGACGGCATGAATAATCAGGTAGATATGCGCCGCATCCGCCGCGAAGCGGTGCGCTGGACTGTGTTGCAAACGTTGGATGCAGCGCGCCCCATTGGTGCGAATGACCAAATGATGATGAGCGTGTTGGTGGAAGTGCAAGACAATGTGACCATGCACGAGCTACACCGCGAGCTTGATTACCTGTCTGACCGCAAACTCGTCGAGGTGGACAAGGGCGAACGCCTCAACCAATGGCGCGGCAAGCTCACGCCGCAAGGCATTGACGTGGTAGAATATACCGTGGACTGCCCCAAAGGCATCGCCCGACCTGCGAAGTATTGGTGATGGCTAAACCATCCACTATTTCACGCTTGCCCGATGATGTGCGCCGTGAGTTTGAGGCGCGCTTGGTTGCGCATGGCTTTGCAGACTATAGCACATTAACCGACTGGCTGAATGAGCAAGGGTATGAAATCAGCCGATCCGCAGTAGGTCGCGCAGGCTTGGCAGTCAAGAACCGCTTGGCATCCATCAAAGCAGCAACAGACGCTGCCAAGATGATTGCCGCTGAAGCCGACGATAGCGAAGATAGTCGCTCTGCTGGCGTCATGGCGATGCTACAAACAGATTTGTTTAATGTGTTACTGACGTTACAGCAAGCCGAGGTAGCCGACCCAGAAGAGCGCGTGAAGCTGCTGGGTAGCGCATCCCGTGCCGTTGCCGACCTCAGCCGTGCCAACATCAGCCAAAAAAAACACGCATTGTGTGTGCCAAACTGCCACAGCATGGCTTGCGTATCTAAATCAAAAGCGCGTAATACATGGTTATTACCCACGGTGTAAATACGGCGGTTGACTTCATCCAAGGCAAAATCGCGTGTTAAATACAGACCATCCGCCGCTGCGGAGCGTCCCCAATAACCAAGGAAGGAAAAGTTGGCATCAAACCTAGCCAGCGCAATCGCTGCACTAGCCGTTTCCGAAGCCACCCACACCTCGCCATTGCTGGTTTTGCGCAATGCCGAAGGCATAACAATAAGCCCGCCATCGGTGTAATAACTATGCACCACGCCAACACCATCGGCAGCAGTCAGGTGGGCAGTTCCCACAGGGTTCGCTACCACAAAGCCGCGTGCCATATCGGCATCTGCCGCTTGTAGCTTCAAGCTGGCGAACTGCGCCGCGCCAATGCCCTGCAACTTTGCCTTAGCTGCCGCGTTAGCATCCAAATCAGCAAAGAAGTCAACCAGCGCGCCCATTATTGATACCCCGCTAATGCTGTTGGCGTGAACACCGCAGCATCAGCAGCCGTTGCCGCCTGTGCTGTGGCATTCACCGTGTGGTTGCTACCATCCAACCCGAGTTGAATAATACCCTTGCTGATCCGCTCCAGCTCTTTGACTGCCTGCTCATAACGCAGCTTCACAGCATCCGTCACGGCATCGTCATACAAGCGGTAGCGCGCAATGTCTCGCGCTATGCGGGCAATGTTTAAGGGTACGCTAGCCAGCGGCAACGTATAACGCGCTTGCAAATAGCCGTTGATTTCTGCATCAGCATCATTCAAGGCAGCATTAAGCACATCATCGTCTATCGTCTGCAATGGTGGGTTGGCACGATCCGTCAACTGGATCAGCTCTGCCTCACCAAAGCGGTCAATCATCTGTTGCGCGCTGGCATAGCTCATGGTTTAGCCCTTCGCCGCTACTTTGGTCTTCGCAGCGTCATCAGCCTTCGCAGCGTCATCAGCCTCATCTAAAGGTTCAATCGCTTCAATAGCCAGCAACGGTGTCGCCTCTTCTTCTGTCAGTTCAACGGTGCTGCCTACCGCATAATCTTTATCATCATGCTTCAGCGGTGTCTTTACGGTGTATTTCATACGTAGCTCCTTAACCAACGTTCTGAATCAAATAGCCCAAATCAGGGGCGGTAATCAGTTCTTTCACCGATTCACCCGAACGCACCTGTTGACCGCCGCGCATACCGATATTGGGGTTAGGCATGGCACCAGCTACGCGGTCGCCAAATTGCGCCGTCAGACCAAAGGTGGCAGTGCCGCTCATGGTGTCGGAGTGGCTGTCTTGCACCAACAGGGCAATATGATTACCCCAAGCACGCGCCAGCGTTGCCGCTTGACCTTTACGCGCTGTATTGACGCGGGCTTCGCCCACAATCACCTTGTCCATCTCGAAGAGGTCAGCAATAAACTGGCGACTGGCAACACCACCATCACCAGCATTACCGTGGAACGCCTTCACAATCGCAGGGTGGCGGCTCAGCACCGTAAAGGCACGGCGACCCAGCACCATCACGTTAGGACGCAAGATCATCGAATCAGCAGCGTCCTGAATCAACGCTTGCGGGTTGGATGTGGGGTCGGTAAATAACGATGCTCCCGACAAGGTGACTTTATTTGTCGCCGCATAATTCGCAGCACCGAATACAAGGTTGGACACGCGCACTTCACGATCCAAGGCAATCAGGTTTTGCACCCCTTCCACGGCACGACCCAAGGGGTTGTAATTAACGGGGGCGTTTGCAATATCTGCCTGTGGCACCATCGCATCCAGCGCGTGGTCTTCGGTCGATGCCGTCACCTCGGTGGCAGTGAACTCGACCTGATTAGGCTGTGACTTGCGCCCCACTGCGGTGTCTGGAATAGTGAACCCATCAGCAAGGTTGTGGAGCAAGTACTTAAAATCTTGCTTGCCCACAGGTACGCGGGGCAATACTTCGTCTGCCACCATTTTCCCATTGCGGTAGGCAATGGCAATGGCGGTTAAATCGGGTTGAATAGGGAATGGAGCTGGAGCTGGCATAGTTTACCTCTTAGCCTTGGATTTGTGATTGATTGATGATCAGCGAACCAATGTCGCCCAATACGCCGCTTTCCACGGCCATGCCGATAATGCGCATGTTTGCACCTACCGCAGGCAAGGCTTTAATCGCCCGACCTGTGGCATCGGCAGTCAATAAGTCGCCAGCGGTCACAACGCCGCCAAACTCCACTTGGGTGATCTTATCCATCACCACGTCCACGGCACTGCTTGCCACCAGTGGCGCAACAGGCACAACAGCATCGGTGACACCAATCAATGGGTCAGTGGCGAGCGCGGGCAATACCACATGGAATGCGTCCACACCAAAGGTTACGATGCGGTAAGGCGGAACCAGTGCGGCAATTTTAAAGTTTTTAGTCAGTCCAGGATTGTTCATGCGTTGCTACCTTGTGCTTCGATGTGTTTCACCGCCTCAGTGATGGTGATGTTACGACCTTTTGCCGCCTCAGATTCTTGAAAGTCCACGGCTGCCGCAGCCAATGCCTTAGCATCGGTCACATCCACACCCTTGCCATCATCGTTCGGCAGTTCACCAAAGCTGACCAAAGGCGGCTGCGCTTGCAGGTAGTCCTTCATAAAATCTAGGGGGGTTTTATGGCTGGTGGATTCGCCCTCTGCGAACTCAATCGTCTCGACGCGTTCCAACGCAGCCATAAAGTCAACCACGCCATCTTTCATGGCTGGCAACAGCTTGCCTTGGGTCAATAATGACTCAGCAAAGGTGGCACAATCAGCGCGGTGCATGGCAGCCTCACGCGCTGCCAGTACTTCCTCACGCTGTTTCAGTTTATTTTCACGCGCCAGCAGTTGCTGCGCTTGTTCATCATTGTCGGGCATTGCGCCCTCCTTTTCATCTTCTGCAAATGCAGGTTGTGGGGGGGCAAGCTTTGCCTCTTCGGATTGTTCTTGTTGTTGTTCTTTGTCGGCTTCGCGTTGCAGCGATTGCACATCCCAGTCGGGGATAGTTTTGTCCGCTTCATCTTTACCGAACTTACCAATCATCCATTCGCGCAGGCTGCGCCATAGCCCTGCCTCGGTTTGGTCTTCATGGCTGCCAAAGTCCACGGTCAACATTTCGCCTTCGTCGGCAAAG